CGAGCGTCGGGCTTCCCGAAACCACTCCACCCATCGTGGCAATGGATTCCACTCGGTCAGAAAAATAGACACCCACAGTAAGAGCCAAAGTCCCCGCATCCGTACTCGCTGACTGAACATCCGCAAAGACGAGCGGATAGACGATTCGCTCACGGCTTGGGGTTCGCAGGTTTATCGTGTTGTCGGTCCCGATTGCAAGCGGGTCGCCCGTTCCGAACGAGTTCACTTGAGGGTGAACATTTGCAAGGGCAAGGAGTGCTTGCTTGATTTTTATCCATGACATATTTTTGGAGTTTCAGAATGTTTTTTGCGTGTGCGCCCATCGTTAGCAGTTGTTGCAGTAAGGGTCATAACCGTAGGGCCAAGGTCTATCCAAGCCAGCACCACGGCGCAGGGTTCTTGCGTCCAAGGCCATGCCCGTGTTGTAGTTCGTGCCGTTCGGGTAGATGGTATCCAAAGCCGATGGCGGTGAGTTGAATAGCGGGTACGATGCACGTTGCTCCATCAGGTAGCGGGTGATTCGCTCGGAATACCACTCCGCATCATTCTTGACCTTGTCCGTCAAGCGGGTAATCTCGTCCATGCTCATCTGCGAAGATTCCTCGCTGGTTCTGCGGACCATTCCTTTGTTCATGTACTTGAACGCAAGCACCATGGGCAACTCGTAGTAGAGCCATTGCACCATGGCGGGTTGGATGTAGTCCTCCAGTAGGGTGTTGTTCAGGGCCGTGGTTGTGCCGCTCACCACTTGCGTCACCATTTCGCTATACAAGGCCGACCCAACGATAGGCTGAATCCGCATTTCTTGCACCTTCACGATGGTGGGCCGTATTTGGGTAAACGACACATTCTCGTTGATTACGGAATTGTCCAGCAGGGTTTGTTCGCTTATGAATAGTGCCTTCATGCTTTCGTGATTTTATTGCCCTTACGGATGACCAACTGCTGCTCCCATACATGGCGGCATTGGGGGCGATTCACTCCGCTGGCGGTGTGATACCACCCGCCTCTGCGATTCCACACGGAGTAACCCATGATGTTGCTGATGCCGTTGATGTCGTCACGGGTGTAGACCTTCCCTTGGTCAGCCAGGTCAAGCATAACCTTGCAGAACTCACGGCTGGTTTTTTTATCCTTGTTGCTGAACCCTGCGGCCCATGCGTATTTGTATCTAACCTCCAGCACGGGTTCGGCCACTTCCTTGATGTTTTTGGGCAGGTTCTCGGATGCAATTTGGTCCACGGCACGGGCAATAGGGTAACGGTCTTTGGTAATCAAGTAGGCCACCCGCTTGGCGACCTTCGCCTTGCTGACCCCGAACTCCTTGGCCATCTCCTCTACCGATGCGTCCCTGTTCTTCTTGCGGTACTTTTCAATTTTCTCGTCGAGTTCTTTTTCTTCTTCCCCCAGTTCTGCGAAGGCTTGGCGCACTTGGTCGTCTAAGTCGGCATCAAACCGCATTGGCTTACTGTGCATGACAACATAGTCGTCTGCGTTGCTCCCAAACTTGCTTGCGACCACCTCTAAGACTTTAAATTCCTCGTCCCCCCATCCGTAGTCCTCATCGTCCTCTTCGCCCCATGTAGGCTCGGAAAACGCCTGCTCTTGCACTCCGAGCAGAGTGTTCACCTCTTCGGGGGTTAGACCGAAACCAGCGGATAGCATCGTGCGGGCCATCTCCAAGGTGATTTTTTCCTGTGCGTAATGACGGACGATTCGCATCAAGTTCTGGTACTCCCTGCCCGATAGTTTCTTGATGTTGTCGTTGCCCATGACCACAGGGGTTTGGGGAACTTCGTCGGGTTGGGGATTCGGACCGACGACATCGGCGGGTTGCTTTTCCAACGCAGGTAGGCCCGCTTTCTCACGGAGTTCTTCGGGGGTCATGATAGTCAGCAGGGCGGCTTCGGATAGACGCTCCGTTATGGGTTCCACGGGAATAAGTTCCATACCCTCCACGCCGTTAAACGAACCCAAGTAGTTAATCATCCGCTCCACTTTGCGGACACGGTCGTTGATGTATGTGGCCTTAAATAGTTCGTACGCCTCAACCAGTTCTTGCCTGCCTCCAAGTTGGCCTTCGGTCTTCACACCAAAGAGCATGGGGTTCACGACACGGTGCGAAATAAAGATTTCCGACTGGATGGCCTTGTTCAAGATTTCGAACTGCTTGTCCATGTCGCTCGGGGTCAGCGGTTCAAGCGTTGGAGCCTTGGACACATCGTCGTTGAAGGTGACCACGAAGCGTCCCGCATTGTCGGTCCCCGAAAACTTGCGCTTGATTTGACGCTCAATGTCGCCCTGTTCTTCGGGTGTCGGGATGCCGTTGTTGAAGTTGATTAAATACCCACCCCAAAAGTTGTTGCGCAGGTTGTTGTTGTGAAAGTTCGCCACCTGCACATCCGCTTCAATCCACGCCAAGCCTCCCATGTATTCGGGGAGCGGATAGGACTTCACGCCTGCGGCATACACCCGATAGTAGAACAGTTGCTTGCCGATGCGGTTGTCTGCATCAAAGGCGGGGATTTTCTCTACATCTCCAATCTTGGGGTAGAGTTGGATCATTGCGTCGTCGTACCAATCGGCCACCTGGAACATCCGCTCGTCCTTGTCCACTCGGATTTTTTCAAAGGGGATGTGTTCCATTTTCGCAATGGTTCCCATCTTGTTCCAAGTTACCGCAACGGCAAACCCGTTGAATAGTTCAAGGTCCAGGACCAACTTCTCGGTGATGTCGTTCAAGTCGTCATGCTCACTCAACCCGTCAAAAAACTTGGCGTAGCGGGCCTGCTGCTCCACGGTCATCTTTTCCCCAGGTTGCCAGCCACCGCCCACGATGTAGTTCACCTTCCCGTTCACAATAGCGTTGTGCTTGCTGCTTCTTCGGTAGTTGTCCAGCAGATAGTAGGGGTACTCGTTGAAAGCCCCATAGGTGATGTACTTGCCCGCTTTGTTTTCAAGCATCACGGGGACCTTGTGCTCAATCCCAAGCCATTGGGTGAATGATTGTTTTATACTCATAGCGTGTGGACGGTGAAGTTGAGGGCCGAAATCGTGATAGCACCGCCATCGCTCACGGCGTTGATGTAGATGGTAAACTCGTCATTGACTGCACCTTGCAGAACGGCTTCAATCGTGACCGCATGGCCGTTGTTGTGGCCCGTGGTGATGTCAGTCATGGACTGCGGAATGATGGTTCCGTTCTTGGCAATGTAGATGATTATTTGGTTGCCGTTCCCTTGCGAGAATACCATGCTGGCAGACACCCGCAAAGCAGCACTCGTCGTCCCTGTGTAGGTGATGGCGGTGGTTGTGCGGGTAAAGTTGTAGGTAGTCAGCAGCCCCGATTTTAGCGGGGTTGTTAACTTGACGGCTTGCCCTTGGGTCGGGGTGAAGTTCTTGGATTCGTCAAGGTACAGGTTCGCCACGCCCCGCTCTCGGTCCAAGGTGGCGGTATCTGCGAGGTCGTCGAATAGTCCACCCACACGGGCGGCGGTGTTCGCTCCTGCGGCGGTTTCGGTGGTGATAGTTGCGGCACTCGTCTGCAACTGCGTTCTTGTTTGTACGCTCATGCGAAAGATGGGTCAAAGGTGGAATCAAACACTCGCTCATCGGATGCCCCGAAGACGGTGTACTGGATGGAATTGGCGTAGGTGTTGAATGTGAGCGAAACTACCTGTACATACGCCAAGCCCGTTTCAACCACCGCAGTTGCTGCGCTAACCGTGGAAGAGGTATCGTAAACCTCATACTTATACGAGCCTGTTTCAAGCGACCCCACGGCAAGCGAAAATTTGTCATAGCGGTTGGTGTAGGAGGAAAGGTTGGCCGATTTCAGCAGGGTGAAGTCGGTCGTGACATTCTTGGCGATGTTGGTCAGCCGCAAGATGTAACGGTCGCCCGTAGAGGCCCGCTGCGTCCAAGTGACGACAATCGTGTTGGTGGTGTTGGGGGATAGGTATATCACGCTATCCTTAAATGTAGGATGCGCCCGAATTTCACAATTTGCGCCCGATGCTTCGGTACAGTTCGGCCCTCCGCTCGGCGGTCTTGCTGATGTCAAAGCGCTCCCGAACATCCTTGCTCAACTGCACGGCAAGGGAGCGAGCGTAGTCGGGTTCGTTCACGAACTTGCGGACCGCCTTATACCAAGCGTCTTTCTTGCCGTAGGGGATGAGCAGACCGTTGTGGCCGTGTACCAGTATATCCGTATAAGGGATGGTTTCCGATGCAATTATAGCCTTGCCCATCCAGCCTGCTTCCACGACTTTCAACTCCGATTTGAGCCGGTTAAACTTTGTGTCCCGGAGCGGGGCAATGGTGGCGTTGATGAAGTTGTACCCGCCCACATAGGAGTAGATGTCAGCCGCTTGGATTCTGCCGTAATTCTTGTTCAAGCCACGGCAGGATAGCATCCGCTCGTAATCGTCATAGACGGGGTTGCCATCGTTCCACCCGCCAAGGTAAATCTTATACCTCCCGTCCAGCGATTTGTCGTGGGCCAGCAGGCCGAAGGAATGCTCAACGAGGGCAATGTCTTCCTGATGCTGCGCACCTCCGAACCACCCGATTTTGAACAGGTGCGGTTCGGGTTCGGCCGTCGTGTCGGGAAGGTACTGCTGGTAGGCTTCGTAGGGTTCGTTTGGCAGAATGGTCACGGCCTTGTTGAGCAGGCGAATCTTTTGGG